TGCGCTATGTGAAACCCACAGACGATGCGCTCAGATCAGCTATTGCGCGGATCTAAATGCCCGTTAGGTTGGCCGAGTGTTACATCCGTAGCACTCCATTTACCAACGAAACCCATGGATAACACTGAGTTTAGGAGCGCAAAAACGTTCCTTGACTTCTACGGCGACTCGGAAGGCTCCTGCAGCTTTTCCGAGCACTTCATCGATGAGCTTGTGGACAAGGTCGACAACGCGCTGGATTCTCGGATCCTTCTCATGAAGGAGGCCGAGGCGAAAGGGCTTCACCCAACGCTCCAAGAGCACGGGCTGACGGCTACGGACCTTGTCAACAGGTACGGCCCTAGTTTCGACTAATGGCCCATCTGCGCGCATCTAACGGGTCTCCTGAACCCACTCCGTACGGCGCTCCTGTACGCTCTCACTCACTAGATGACACGGTCTAGTCGCCCGCGGATGTGGCGGAATTGGTAGACGCGCTAGTTTCAGGTTCTCGCGCGCAGATATTGCACTCATAACACCGAGGGGCCACAAGGCCCCTTTTTTATTGGCGTTCTCTGCATTCCACTAAGCACACTGAAAAATGCAAGGTTCTAATGAACGACACCTACATCGATATCGACCACTACGAGTACCAGCAGGACCTCATCTGCGGCGTCGATGACGAGCTCTGCGAACTGACCGACGAGGAGTTCGCACTGTTTCTGGCTTACGGCTGCCTGGATCAGGACCGTGAACTCAATTAACGAATACATCCACCTGTTGATCGACGAGCTCAGGGAAAAGCTCGAGCAACTACCCACCCGCTACCCCGACACCTATGGCAAAGCGTTCGCTCACTGGCACTCCACACCCGAGTGCAATCAGGAAGAAGACTTCGATCGGTAACGGCCGGCGCAAGCTGGGCAGCTACAGGTCACGCAAAAAATACAGGGGGCAGGGCAAATGACCCTCCCGCCTTACCCGCCTCACATCTACGCGGCGATCACAATCACCGGCTTTCTCATGCCGTGCATCGCTCTTTTCATCAGCAAACTTCGATCCCACTAAACCAACCATTCTCAAATGGCAAACCGCTACGTGTTCAACACCACCCTCGAGGGCTACATCAACGTCTTCGAGGACTCCGGCAAGTTCAACAACCGAACCTTTGGCTACAAGTTCGACGCCGAAACCTTGGCCCAGGCCGAATCGGACCGGGAGGAGCTCCTGAGGTGGGCTAAGTCCAAGGCCACCGGCCGCACCCAGGAGGCTCTCAGCCCGTGGGATGAAACCGGCTTTTGCAAGTACACCTACGGAGAAGGGGACGGCAGCCGCAAGGGCAAACCCGAACCAGTGTTCGTCGACTCCGATGGAGAGGTGATCGAGCGCAATGTCCTGAGGGACGTCCGCAAGGGCACCAAGGTCCGGCTGATCGTGCAGCAAAAGCCCTACGCCATGGGGCCAAACATCGGCACCAGCCTGAGGGTCCTGGGCGTTCAGATCATCGAGCTAGCCACCGGCAACGGGGCTGTCGATTCCGGCGACCTGTCGGTGGACGACGTCAACGAACTGTTTGGCAAGGTCGACGGGTTCAAAGCATCAGACCCCCAAGTCCGCGAGGCCGAAGCGGTTGTAGGTGACGGAGACAGTTACGACTTCTGATGAGCGGCTTCCGATCTGGCCTGGAAGATCGGTTCTCAAAATATCTGGACAAACAAGGCGTTGCCTACCTCTTCGAGGCTGAAAAGTTCGCCTATGTGACTGAGAGCAACTACACCCCGGACTTCTTTCTGCAGAACGGGGTGATCATCGAGTGCAAAGGCTTCTTTAAGCCAAGCGATCGACGTAAACACTTAGCTCTAAAAACGCAGCATCCAGAACTTGATATCCGTTTTGTATTTCAGCGCAATAACACTCTCTCTAAAAACTCTAAAACCACTTACGGGGACTGGGCTACTAAGCACGGTTTCCAATGGTGCATCTACCCCGACATCCCACCATCATGGCTGCAGATCTAATCATTGAGATCGATCAGTTTGTCGTCAGTCTCGAGGACAAAGGTGTTCCGTTTCAAGAAATACTCAAACAGCTAACTGAATACATCGAGATCTGCAAAGAACTCAATGTCTGATGAGAACACGTTTGTTCGACACACGGCATGTCCGGCGTGTCCCAGTAGCGATGCCTTCGCTGTCTACTCAGACGGAGGAGGCTACTGCTTCAGCTGCGGCCATTCTGTACGCGGCGACGGTGAATCTCTTCCAACAGCTTCTAACACAGTGTTCATCAACTACGCCGGTGATTTCTCAGGAATCCGTTCGCGGAAGATAACTGAGGATACTTGTAAGAAGTTCAACGTCAGGGTCGATGCCGGCCCTGTCATTCGTTTCCCTTACTACGACAACTCAGGCAGGGTCTGCGCCTATAAGGAGCGATCACAAAACAAAGAGTTTAAGTGGGTAGGTAAAAACGAAGACAAACGCCTCTTCGGACAACAACTGTTTGGCAGAGGCAAATCTATCGTCATCACCGAAGGAGAATTTGATGCCCTGGCCGTATTCCAGGCTCGTCCAAATTGGGCCGTTAATTCAGTACCAAACGGTGCCCAGGGGGCGAAGAAAGCCTTATCTCAAAACCTACCTCATCTTCTTTCGTTTGATGAGATCGTTCTCATGCTGGACAACGATGAGGCGGGCATTGCGGCGACTGAAGAATGTGTGTCGCTCTTTCCTCCTGAAAAGGTTTACATAGCATCTCTTGCTCAATACAAAGATGCGTGTGAAGCCCTGCAGGCCGGGGACACTGACGCTATTCGGCAGGCCGTATGGAACAAGCGTAAGTACACACCGAAATCGATAATTGATGGCAGAGATCTTTATTCTCTGGTTCGCACCCCTCTTCGCGGGCGTGACGCTGATTACCCTTATTCAAACCTTAACGAGGTCACTGGCGGATTGCGTCTCGGAGAACTCGTCACGCTCACGGCTGGATCAGGGACCGGGAAAAGCCTCCTTGCTGGGGAGATCGCAGTGGCCCTCATCAATCAGGGCCAAAGCGTTGGATATATCGCCCTGGAAGAGTCAGTGAAACGCACTGGACTGAGGTTGATGACCGTGGCTGCATCCAAGCCACTTCACTTAGATAACAAGGTCCCGGAAGATGATTTTAAGCAGGCTTTTGATTCAACACTTGGATCTGGACGGGTCTATTTACGCGATGGTTTTGGGAGCATTGATCCCGATCAACTCCTAAACGACATTCGCTACCTCGTCAAAACACACGAGGTCAAATGGATTGTTCTCGATCACCTTTCAATTTTGTTGTCCGGTAACGAGTCAACAGACGAGCGCAAAATGATCGACGTGGTCATGACCAAGCTCCGCAGCTTCACGGAGGAATGTGGCTGCGGAATGCTGTTGATCAGCCACCTGCGCCGGGTGCAAGGCGACAAAGGCCACGAAGACGGCGCTTCGGTGTCACTCGGCCAGCTAAGGGGCTCGCACGCAATCGCGCAGCTCTCAGACATCGTCATCGCCCTTCAAAGGGACATCAGCGCCGGCGATGGCCAAAGCCAGCTGGTGGTCTTGAAGAACCGCTTCTCCGGGCGCACAGGCCCGTCAGGGCGGCTCGCCTACGGGCAAGAGACAGGACGCCTTACAGAGGCCCTATTTGACGACAAACCCACTATCACTCCCGCAACCTATGAAGACTTCTGATGTGGCCAGCCGGGCCGTCTTGTTCACCAAGCGCAACTGCCCGCCCTGCACTGAGACCAAAGAGTTCGCTCTGGGCCTCGAGAACGAACTTCTCACCCACCTGTCCTTTATGGACAAGGACTACCACTCAGCCTTGGTGGCGGCCTATGACCTGAAGCTCTACCCCACCCTGTTGATCATCGACAAAGACGGGCTGGAGGTTCAAAAGATCATCGGCGGGAAAGTTGTTCGAGAGCAGCTCGTCAACGTTTTGAACACGATCAGAGCGAACAAGGAATGAGGCTAGTTTTTGACATCGAAACAGATGGGCTGCTGCGTGGTCTGTCTGTAATCCACTGCATCGTGGCGCGTGATCTTGACACTGATCAGGAGCACCGCTTCGAGCCGCACCAAATCAAAGAAGGCCTCCAGCTGCTGCAGCAGGCAGACGAGCTCTGGGGCCACAACATCATCGGGTATGACCTCGAGGCAATCAGGGAGATCCACCCGAAGTGGACCACCAAGGCCAAAGCCTTTGACACTCTGATCCTTTCCCGCCTGTTCTTCACTGATCTTCTGGATCGTGACTTCCGGAGCAAGCCGGCAAACATGCCCGGCAACCTCTACGGCCGTCACAGCCTGGAGGCCTGGGGCCACCGGCTCGGTGTCCACAAATCCGAGTTCGGCAAACAGCTGGACGGGGACTGGAGCACCTACTCACCAGAAATGCTCGAGTACTGCGCCCAGGACGTCACCGTCTCGGTGGAGGTGGTCCGAATGTTTGAGCCAAAGCTCGAGCAGTACGCAACCTGCATCGATACCGAACACAGGCTCGCCACCATCATGGCTTGGCAAGAACGCGAGGGATTTCCCTTCGATGTTCAAGGGGCGCAGCAGCTGGAATCCAAACTCCGCACAGAACTCGACGCACTCTCAGACCAGATGCGTTCCACCTTCTTATTTGTAGACGGTGGCACTTTCACCCCTCGACGCGACAACGGCCCGCAGGGCTATGTCAAAGACGCGCCGATGTGCAAGCTAAAGGAGTTCAACCCCACCAGCCGGCACCACATCGCCTGGGCTTTTCAAGAGTTCAGGAGCTGGCAACCGAAGGAGTTCACCGACTCAGGCAAACCGAAAATCGATGAACCGACCCTGCGGGGTATCGGAACAGAGGAGGCCAATGCCTTCGCTCGGATCTTGGAACTACAGAAACACCTAGGCCAAGTGGCCGAAGGTAAGAACGCCTGGCTGAAACAGGAGCGCAAAGGCAGGATCCACCACTCCTGCATTTTGAACACTGTCAGCGGGAGGCAAGCCCATTTACGGCCCAACATTGCGCAGGTCCCGAGTGATCCTGAATACAGGGTCTTGTTTGGTCCTGGACCCGGCCGTGTGCAGGTCGGAGCT